ATTGACGGTGCAAGTAAACTAACTTCGATTCTCTTTCCGTCTTTCCACCTTTGAATATCAGTTAAGAACATTTCTTTAAAGTCTACTGGTTCATCATCCTGCGTTGTTGTACCGATTACCAACTTTGCCTTCTTTCGTTCAATGTCCAAATTCATTTGCATCTTGTGAATCTTATACGCGTTCAACACATCACTTAAGAATTGAATTGACATTAGACCATAGTGTTCAACACGTTTCCAAGTTTGACCAACTGCATTTAGTTGAAATGCTAAACCAAGTTCACCTATTGTAAAGAATCGGTAGAACTGTTGAGTCGTATCATATAGTAACTGCGTTTCTTCTGCTGAAGGTAGTTCTTTGATTCCACTTATTACAATTCCTTTAGCAATTAAAGCCTTGAACATTGGCAAGGTGCTGTCTTGGATTTGCGTTTGTTCAAGTGCGTGTAAATAGGCTTTCTCGTCAACTGTCAAGCCATTGTTGTAGGTCTGCCCTTTGTACTCTACCAAGTTTTGATTCATAGTTATTGTTTTTAGTTGTTACAAATTCGTGAAGTTTCCAAGCGGATCTCATTGCCGCTTTCCAGTCTTTCATTTTCTTTTTGCCATAGTACCAATTCGTGTTAGTATAATGGCTAATAAATACCTCTGCAAAGTTAAGCGCATCTTCAGAAGACGCAAACGGAATGCGCTCCAAAAAGTATTCCGCCACTTCCTCCATTGTCGGTGGCGAAAACGATGTTCTCGGTGTCTTGGACTTCAATAATGTCAACTGCTCTTCGAGTAATTGTACTCTTAAGGTCAATGATTCGTAGGCTTGTTTTAATTGTTCGTTGTTCATTTAAACGTTGTTTTAAAATACTACAATCGTATTTGTCGTGTTCTAATTCTTTCATCGCTTCATCTATAAAAGCGCGGTAAATAGCATCAAACCGATACAGGTCAGCCATTTTCTTAATGGCGTGAAGTATTGTCGCGTGGTCTTTACCTCCTACGATTGAACCTATTTTAGCCAATGAATTGTTCGTTCCTGCATAGATTAAAAGCGTTGCAAGATAACGAGCATCGATGATAAAACGTTCACGTGACCTTGAAAAAAACTGTTTACGTGTGACATCGTGAGTGCGACAAACCAAGTCAATCACTTTATCTTCAAATGAATACACATAGTTTTCCTCCTTTTCAATAATCATCCTTTGTAGTTCCTGTGCGTTTTCGTTTGTGAATATGTTGAGAAACTCGCGATAGTTTTTGATTCGATAACGGTCAATAAATTTAGTTAGTGCCTTACTCATCACCTTCGTTTTTAATTGTTTTCTTTTCGCTTTCCAAAATAAGTTCTACGATTTCCTTTGAACTGATGCCAGTATACTTGCTTATCTTGGTAATATCGCATACGTGCATCAGCATTGGGTAACGTGTCCACTTTTGAGCCTGTGGATAGCTGATATTCATTGCCTTCGCAAGGCTCGGGGTAGTCCCGAACCAAGCGAAAACAAAAAGTTCCCATTTACTTTTCATCGTTTAACTTATCAATTAGGTTAATGATTGGGTTAAATAGTTCCGCGATGTGCGGATCATAAGAGTGCAACTGCTGTTGTGCTAAAGTACACTTCAAAACTTGTTCTAATTTGTTCATATGATTATTGGTTTTAATGGTTCTAAAATTCTTAATACTTCTTGCTTTCAAAATGGTAAGTCATTCGCATCCATCTTCGCGTTTGAGTTTGCATTATCCAACGCATCTCCATTCAAGTTCTTGCCAGTAAGCAAATAATGTTCAAACTGCTGTGCCACTTCAATGATTTTAAATGGCTCATCGGAGTTACGTAAATCAACCGAAGCCTTTAACGCTACTGCACGTGCGATAGATTCTTCTTTGTCCTTTGAGTTGTTCGCTTGATATGAATTACTTGTTGAACTTGGAGTAAATGAACGTTGTTCCTGTACCCACTTAATCTTGTGACCGCGACCACTTGGAGTTATCTCGTAACTCTTTGAGTCACCAACCGCAAAAGGTGGATGTTGTGATTTACTGAAGACCGTTCCCGTATCTCCGTTTTCCATTGTTACTTCGAACTTAAACATATCGTTCCAAGTTCCCGCGCCTTGCACGTGTGTAATTTTTGATGTAGCCATCTTTTTATTTATTTAATTGTTAAATTATTTTCGGTATCGGTTGAGCCTTTCGCCCATCTTTCGTCTGTATGGATTGGGTGCGGTGCGGTATGTGTATTATTGCAGTTCTCACACCATCCTTCGCAATCCTGTATTGAAGTCCATACTGGCTTTTGATATTCATTGTGAACCATTGTTCCACAATTCTCGCAAGGTACGTACTCTCTCATTTTTGGTAGGTTCTTTCGGTTAAAAGGTCTTCCATTCTTTCAAGTGGGCTACGCGGTACACTATTCGCGATATGCTGCGCTAATTCGTTGTAATCAAGTTGTTCGCTTGGATAACTTGACGATTGTACGCAAATATATTTTCTTGGGTAATTCATAAGTTTCTATGTTTTGGGAAATATACTAATTCAAGAGTTTCTTTTAAAGATTCTTTGGAAAAAACACTTCCTCTGTATCCTTCACAATACTCAACTGCTGCTCTTTGTAAGATTGCTAATTGTTCACCTGTCAATTCTACAATCCAAAATTTCTCTTTATTTTCCATAATTAAGCAATTTCAAAGATATATATTTCACTTCTAAATGGTGAAGTTGCAGGAACTTCTAAATCGTAGGCATAAGCAAAGCCATCTTGATCCTCGTTACAGGTTAGGCTCATTTCATTTGCGTGATGTTCTACGGCTTGGTTAGCGAGTTCTAAAGTTGGGAAGTCAAATACCTTCGCTTGAGTTCCTGATTCGTGAATGATTACTTGATACATATTTGTTGTTTTTAAGTTGTTTGCTAATTTAAGTTATGCGTTGAATAGTCGCATCCCTATTTTGATTTATTTTACTTCTACAAATACACAAGAATAGTCACACTCTAAATCATATTCGCATTCTACCTGTGCGTTCATTCCGAAATACTTTGCGATTCTTTGCATTGCTGCTTGATTGTCACCTTCAAAGTGAAAAGTAAATGATTTCTCACCTCTGATTGTAAAGTCAACTGCGATACCTGCGATTTGTGACATTACATTCTTTACCATTTCAATTTTTGCGTTTTTCATTTGTTCTTTGTTTTTGTTTGTTGAGCAAATATATATAAATTCTTTTCTTTATTCCAAATAAATTTTAAAGAAAAATAAAACTTTTTTCATTTTTGTTGATTTTACGCGGGTTTCGGAGGTGAAAAAAAATTACTTTTATTCCGATTTATGAAGCAAAAGATAGTCAATTCATTAAAACCGAGAGCGAAAAAACCCTATTCGGGTGAGGCAGGGGTACAAATAGCGGTTATTCAGTATTTAAAAATGGCTTATCCTACTGCTATTTATTGCGCTTCAGCAGGTGGTATGTTCACTTCGATGAAACAAGCCATAAAAATGAAGGCTACCGGTTACGTAAAAGGATTTCCCGACCTTCAAATATGCGAACCAAACGAAAAGTATCATGGTTTGTTTATTGAATTAAAGACCGAGAAAGGTGTTGTGAGTAAGGAACAAAAGGAATGGATTAAGAATCTAAACAAAAGAGGATATTGTGCGTCTATATGTAAAGGATTTGACGAGGCGCAAAAAGTAATAGATGGTTATTTCGCAGGAACAATATAACAAATACCGCATTTTTGCGAGGAATATAACCGCATCACAATTTGAGGGGGATGAACTTTTACACTCTACACTTTTAAACATCCTTGAAACTGACACTTCCAAGATTAACGATATTGATTCTTATGTAATTTGTTCTCTTAAGTGGGAATACATACGACCACGTACACGTTATAAGAAACTAATAGGAGACTTTCAAGCGAACTGGACTGATCTAGAGCCTCATCAATTTGAAATAGAAGTACACAACGCCCGTGAAAGTTGGATAGGGGCAAGAATTACCAATGAGCAACTTGACATCCTAATGAGCCGCTTACCATTCTTTGAACGTGAGGTGTTTAATTTGTACGTTATGAATGGTTTTAGTTACCGAGAATTATCAAACGAGACAGGAATACCAGTAAGCTATTTATATGACACGGTAAAACGTGCCAAAGAAGAAATAAAAAAATGTATTAAGTATGACGAATAAAGAGATGTTTGAATATCGGATGAGCATTTGTAAGGCTTGTCCAATCTTTAACCACACAACCCGAACTTGTGGTACTGCATTGTCTAAATTAAATCCATTTAACGAATGGCAAGAGATGAACGGAGTTAAGTTCAAACCTTGTGGTTGCTTTATGGATGTAAAGGCTCGTATGGCATTACAGGAATGTCCCGCGAAGATGTGGACTGCACAAACGGATAATGACACAATAGAAGAAGCAAAGGAACTAATCGCAACTATTAAGAAGTCGGGAGTGGTTACAGGTGAGCAAAGATCCATTCTCGGCAAACTAAAAGCAATCATTAACGGAGACACCAAGCCGATTAAGTTGCGCCATTGTATTGGATGTGTCACGAAGATAGTTGATGAATTAACGCACCAACTTAAGCGCGAAGATTCCGAGTTGTTAGATAGTACAAATGAAGTTGAACAACCACAACCAAAAAAACGTGGAAGAAAACGAAGAACTCAATGAGCCTGCTACATTTCTTTTTTATGTCGTATTTAGTGACCGTATTACTACATATTGGATTCTTCCTGACTCTAATGCGTTATCACTCCATTCGTTTCACAACTGAAAACATTATTGGTATGCTATTCACGTCTATAACCTTTCCACTATGGTGGTTTGGGCTGTTGAAGAATCGTGAATAAGTATAAAGGAAACCTTTGACTTTTATTGTATCTTTGTAGTGTTGAAGGTAGTTAGGTATTCCCCATTTCATTTTAACCTTCAACAAGTTACAATGATTTGGGGACTTTTTTTTATGGCGGTGTGAATACGTTTGGTAAAGAAAAGAACGCGTTACAAAGGGATGATGGCAAAGCGCAGCGGTAGCATAAAGGACAAAGCCGCAAGACCATCACACGAGCCGATTATCGTGTTAAAGTAGTGTCCAGGTCAAAGGTCAACGGTGGCGCTTTGAAACTTGAAGGTGAAAGGACTCATTCGACTGAATGATAATTAACACTCAAAAGGGATTGACAACTGATGTTAAAGTCAGTTAGGATATTCTCATTCTCTTTTGGTTCAGGATCTATTCTCTTGAATTAATAATTATATACTATATTTGTAATAGATAACAAATGATTATACTACCTGCACAAATTGAATCTATCAAATCCCGAAAGGATAGAACTACTGCTATTGTAATAGGCACTAATGAACTTACACCCGACCAAGCGGGGCAAATATTCAGCCTACAAAACTCATTCGTTTATTGCGCTCTAAAAGAAGAGGAATTTGCGTCTAAAGAGAAGGAGATAATAGACGACCTAAAAGCCGACTTTGAAATAGAAAAGAAAAGCAATGGTCAACGATTAAGAAACGTACTTTACAAATTGTGGGAACAGGATAAAGAAGGGTTCTTAACCTTTGCTAAATTTTACGACCATAAGATGGAACAACTGATAAATCACTTTAAAACCAAGTTAGATGTTTAAACAAATAGGACAGGTAAAAGAGTTTAGAAATGCCTTTGGCTTATCTAACAACGTTCACGACTGTGATAAGGAACTGCATCAGGCTCTGGTTACTGAAGAGTTAGAAGAGATGATTCAAGCAAACAACCACGTTGAGATTGCTGATGCTATCATTGACCAAATGTATCTTCTTATCGGTTATGCCTGTAACCTACAAATAGAGGATAAATTAGAGGCACTATTTGATGAAGTACATCGTTCTAATATGTCGAAGTTAGATAAGGATGGGAAGCCTATCTATCGTGCTGATGGTAAGGTTATGAAAAGCGATTTGTACTTTAAGCCAAACCTCAAAAACATTTTGTTAACATCAAAAGTTTAGAAAAATGAAGTTGAGCGACAAGATAACAATTACCAACGAAGATAATATGGCTTTAATGGCTCGTTATCCTGATGGCTACTTTGACCTTGCAATAGTTGATCCACCTTATGGTATTGGTGCGAGTGGTAAAACTTACGGGAAAAGAAAAAAAAAACATATTGTAAAAGATTGGGATTCGCAAACACCTGATGAAATTTATTTTTTGGAATTAATGCGAGTTTCTAAAAATCAAATTATATGGGGTGGTAATTATTTTGATTTACCATTAACAAACGGTTGGCTTGTTTGGGATAAAGATAGACAAAAAGAAACAACGTTTTCGGATGGCGAAATGGCATGGACTAATTTTTTAACTCTTTTGAAGATAAAAAAATTAAAGTATGACGGTTTTTTAGGAATGGATTTAGATGGAAAAATACACCCAACTCAAAAACCAGTGGCGCTTTACAAATGGATTTTAGATAAGTACGCAAAGCAAGGAGATAAAATACTTGACACTCATTTAGGTAGTGGTTCCATCGCTATAGCCTGTCACGATTACGACTTTGAGTTAACCGCGTGTGAGTTGGATAAGGAATACTACGACAACGCAATAAAGCGAATTAAAAACCATATGGCTCAACAAAAACTTTTTTAATATGGGATTACCAAAAGGACAAACCAACAACCCAAACGGGCGACCTGTTGGGGCAAAGTCTGAAAAAACAAAACAATGGGAGGCACTCGGTGAATCAATCACAGGTCAACAAGCGGAGCAGTTCAATGCGTTCTTGGATAAGTTATGGAAGTCACGTGATGACCAG